AAGAAAATTAAAGATGTTAGGTCTAAAGGAATACGCAAGGCCTATTCTTATGACTTATCATCAGCCACTGACCGATTACCGGTAGTTCTTCAGACTGTTATTCTTATTCCATTATTAGGAAAAAAGGCAGCTGTTCACTGGTCCAACATTTTATGTAATCGTAAATACTCTATTCCTTCTTATATCGTCAAGAAATATAAGCTTCCCTTATCTGAGGTTACCTATTCTGTAGGTCAACCTATGGGAGCTTTATCTTCTTGGATGATGTTAGCTGTTGCTCATCATATAGTGATACAATGGGCTTCCCTTTCTGCTAAGAAGTGGAGGTCCCGAGGATGGTACTTTAAAGATTACATAGTTTTAGGAGATGACGTGGTGATCTTTAACTCTTATGTTGCCGATCGTTATTTTCATATAATGACCAACATACTAGGAGTTAAGATTGGATTAGCGAAGTCTATTGTGTCCCGTTCTGGGTTACATTTAGAATTCGCTAAGAAATACTATGTTGATGGTGAGAGTTGTAATTTGATCCCTTTAAGGGATTGAATTACTACTTCTCTGTCCACTAGTACTATGATTGAATTCATGCGTAAGCATGATATTAGTCTTCAATCTTACCTCCGTGCTCGAGGTTTTGGTTTCAAAGCTCGAGGGAAGATACACAGTAATCTCTGAAATCTAGGTACTAGATTAAGAGTTCATCTCGTTGTTTATTCAAGGCAGTCTTTCGATTTCCTTGATTGGATAACTATGAAAACTCTTAGGAGTCATTATCCTTTAACGCCTTATGCTCTGTTTTCCTTAGTTGGATTTCTTAAGGACGAACAGAAGGTTTTAATTAAACGTTGAAATTTAGTGGCTAGAAAGAAATCGGAAGAACTCCGTTTTCTTTCTTATCACCCTTACTTCAATAAAAATTTAAGTTCTCCCTCTCTTACTTTTCCTCCCCCTGGGATTGGTTTACCCCAGAAGGCGTTAAGTTCAGAAAGGTCTTTACTTAAGTTCTATTTTAATTCTACTGATCTTAACCAGTTGAATTTTTTAGAATTGAAGGATTATTCTCTTCTTTTATTTAAAATCAATAAGATTTTAAAGGATAATCTTCCTGTTGAGGGTCTAGATTGATACACTACTAAACGAGAAGATGAACCTAAGTTTGATAACTTTATTTCATATTATCGTTTATGAGTTAAGTGTAACTCTTTCTTTCTCCCCTCTAAGAAAGCAGATAAGTGGAACCATAATTTTTGAGTACGTCAATCTCCTAGTTTATCTTTAGTAAAATATATCCCTCCTTTTAGAGGGTTTATTTTACTAGATAACCAGAAAGACTTTGGTAACTTAAAAATTAATTCCACTTTAGATAGTCCTATTACCTATAATTATATTTACTGATCACTATTCGTAATTGCAAATATACCTTTATTCCTAATAATTATATTTTGATTAGGAAATGATGTATTTGTAATTACACATTTACCTCCTCCTTTCACTTATCCGTTCTCAAGTGAGGAAGAGGTAACGTGATTAGTAATTTCATTTTGATGTTTATTATCTTTAACTTCTATATTCATTTTCCATGAATTTAGTTTGGCGACGCAATCTCCTAATTCTCATTTGGAAATTGCCAATCGTCTAGTCGAAGGTAATAACCATCTTCATGATATAATTGATCGATATGGGACTGTTATTGATACTCTTAATTCTTAGAGTCATAATTCATCTTACCTTATCTTTAGAGAATTAAACCAAGAAATTATCCAACC